GTGATATCCCATTCTAGTATGAAGTTCGAGTATTTTGCAGGGGAACAACGCTCAAAAGAATGGTTCGAGCTGAGGCAAGGTAAGATCACAGCTAGCCGGTTAAAAGACTGGATGGCTGTCTCGATTGCCAAGGGCAAAGAGGGTACGCCACTTAAAGCCAGATTCGATTACGAGCGTGAACTCTTGTTCGAGAGGGAGTTTGGAGTGTCGTTTGACTTCTACGTCAGTGAGGCGATGGAGGATGGAATCAACTACGAGGACTACGCTTTGAAACAATACCAGCTCCATACAGGTAATATAGTTAGAAGCGTTGGAGCCTGGTATAACGACTACTTTGTCGCCAGCCCCGATGGAGCTGTTACAGAGAAGGGTGCAGCGGAAGAGCGCGGGCTTGCTGAAGTGAAAGTAGTGCGAGCCAATACATTCACAGAGGTCCTAGCTGAGGGAGCCCCTACAGATGACTGGTGGAAACAGATCCAAGGCCAACTATTCGCTAGTGGCGCAGATTGGTGCGACTTCATCGTGTTGAACCTACTCACTAGGAAGCTGGTCGTAATCCGAGTTAAAGCCGTCAAAAAGTTCCATAGGCAGATAGAAGAGTCCATTAAAGCGCCTCTTAGCGTAGATCGACTCTATGACCCGAAGAAGCTGAAGATATACGACCTTGGGGATGCCCCTTATGTAGGGATGCAAGCCCAGACTATGGTCAGTGGTGAGATTGTGGATGTAACAATTAAGGAAATTAACTTTTAAGGAGATATATATGTCAAATCAGATGAGAGAGAATGCATACAAACTAGCTTTTATAGTTAATGCCTACCCAGACAAGGATATGAACGCCCTACAACAACTTTTTGTTGATATGCCTGGGTTAGACTTCAACTGCGCAGCTTGGCTAGCGGAAGAGATGGATATAGTTAAGCTCAACCAAGTCAAAAAGACGATTGAGATGGATAACTTGCCGGAGTTCACTGAGGATAGGCTAGGAGAGGATATAGTGCACCTACAGGACTCTATCATCTATACGCTTAATAAGTTTGCACTAGAAGAGGCCGACCTCCAAGAGGAGATGCTCAGTACCCTATGTATGGGCTACAAAGCTCACGACATAATGATCGCTATGAAGGATCTGCTTAATAATGGGGCGGTGAGGACTTACCGCATTATCGACTCTGTTGTTGTCAAAAAGGCAACGAAGAAGCGTCCTGCTGAGATCGCTAAGTCTGCCTATGTCTTCTACGCTCTCGCCGAGAACTACGACAAAGAATGGGGCAAGTCCCTGTTCAAGGGTGAGGTAGAAGTCGAAAAGCTTGACAGTGTAGTACAATAATAAGTGTCTATTTGGTTCGCCGGATAGACAAAAGCCTTTGCTTGCTGGGCCATCTTCTTCGGAGGGTGGTCCAACTCCTTTTAGAGGGTTGTAAAACAGTCAGTGGATAGATATAGTTTAGAACGTGGGAGACTTTTGAGAAGTGGGAGAGTTTTGGGGTAGAAAAACCAGCTAGGAGGATTAGCTGGTTTTTTGCATAAGAAGAAAGGGGGCCCTAGGATTGCCCCCTTGTTGTCTTCTGCCCCATTCCGGGAATACTCTTATTCTAGCACAATTAACGGCTTGCGCCTCGTACTACAGCCGCTAGGATGATCCCGCAGGCCACGAACCCAGCACAGAAGACAAATGTTACTAAGTTGATACCGAATGTCATACTAAACCCTTTCGTTAGTTATTTGATATACGCCTAATGCTTGCGCAACAACTGTCGCTAGGCCAATCCACTCTCCTGCCGTAATGTGCGCAGGATTAGATGTAACTACGGCTGTAGCCCAACCGATTAGACCGATGACTACGGCTGCTACTGTTTTTCTATATGGTGATAAATTTTTGAACATAAAACCTCCTTGGTTATGCTTATATTTTACTCTTATTATCTCCAACCTTCAATACGGACTCCGTTTACATAGTACAAAGCTACCGCTACAGTACCGCCTGCTGAGGCTGAGTTAATGATTATGCGCCCTGGGAACTTAGAGTCGTACCCTCTGACCCAGTAGTAGTAACCGCCTCCTGGTCTAACTGTGCCTGCTACTTTGGTAGTACCTGGTACGAAAGATGTTCTGTTTATTGAAATCCATACCCTAGATCCTATAGCGGGCATACCGCTAGATGGTGGCTTAGGAGCTGGGGCTGAGATGACTTGCCCAATTTTGCATAAGATCTGTGATAGATGGCAGTAAGAGATAAACTGGTTGCCTACCTGTACAGTAACGAACTTACCCCATTGCGGACCTGTGCCTGAGTTAACAACCTTACCAGCCTGGAACTCTAACGGCCCCGGGTTAATGTCTTTCTGACAAGCCTTGTCTGTGCCCGCTTGAGTGTGAAGGTGTGGACCGGTAGTGAGACCAGTGTTGCCAGTCCTAGCGATTAGGACCCCGCCTACAATAACGTCTGTGCCTTGTGGACAGGCTCTGTCGTTCCCACGATGCCTAACCCCGTTGTTATACTTAGCCCCATAGGGGAAGGTCACTTTGTATGATTGTACTGATGCCATATTGTCTCCTTTGCTTTAACTAAGCTCGATTATATCACTTACGCTTTAATTGTAAAGCCTCCACCTTATCGTGTTCGACTATAATATCTTTTGCATTGGCCAACCTGTAAAGAGTCCAGATTAACAGGGAAGAGAAGAAGAGGGTGAAAGTATTGGCAACAGTATAGATGCCACTCACCAGATTCACAGTACTCGCAGATCTAGTAATAGCTCCTATAACCGTTAAGAAGCCTATAGTCATAGGGATCAGATTGCCTAAGAATATACTTAAAGCCAGTATAAAGAGGTTTCTACGGAACTTCTTTATCTCTGGTTCAACATATAGCTTAAACAAGCCCCACTGTCTCTTTAGAACAGAAACAATGAATACTACCGTACCGACTTGAACAACCAGTAGTAACGCTGCTAAAAGTTTAATGGGCATGATGAGTTCCTTTCTTTGTTTTACCACCTGCTGCTATATATATTTTAACAGTAAAACCGTTGTTTTCAATAACCTTAACCGCGTTGCGACTAGCGTTCAGGGCCTGCCCGACTACCTTCTTCCTAGCTTCTTTTGTCTTTGCGAGCTCTTGTATCTTTTCCTTCTTGGGTTCTTTTTTTCTTAACCAACTCATACCGCACCCCCCTTACCATTGTTAATCTTCGCGGAGAATAAATTCATAGCGGTAGTATTACCCTGGATCACTGCCGTAATCTCTTTATTGACCTCTTTGCTATCTGCCAGCCTAGCGTCCTGGAGCTGTTCAACTTTTTTATAAAGTTTTATGCAAACTGCCCCGAGAGCAATGCAAAGCACTCCAAGAACTCCTTGAGTGAATAAGTAAGTTGTGATTCCATCTTGGGGTGCCATAGTGTTTTTTATACTATTTCTGCCGTTAGTATCGTTGGAGATGTGGAACTAGCTTCAATAGAGACTGGTCTGCCAGCATTTGATGTCTGTATCCCCACACTAAATACTTTAGGGGTGTCTGCGGTAGGGGAGCCCTCAACTATTACACTGACATAGAGTGGGGCACCGACATTAGCAGTCGTGTTGTTGTTTATAGAAGCCCGAGCAATTTGAGTTCCAGCTCCTGCAATTGTCCCGTCATAGAGGAAAGCATAGCCAACTGCGCCACCAGTTGCCATGTATAGCTGATCTGCCGAAAGTGTTATTTTTGCACGTCTACCCTTTGGGATTATAATTGGCATCGTTAAGCCATTACACTGAACAGCAGTGAGAGAAGCAGTAGCATTTGCAGACTTAAAGTCGTGATAACCTAGCAACTTTCTCCTAGGATCTCTAGGGCAAATGAGATTACCCAGAGAATCTGTGACAGCGTAAGCATAACTCCCACTCACTACGATAGGTAGAATCTTATTGACTTGTCCTTGGTTAATAGCGGCGACGTTCGCGATATTAGCTCCTGAAACAATTATCCCCAAGCGTACGCTGTTCGCTGCTAGGGCCGGAGAAGCAGCGTTATTAGCCACTGAGTTGCCTCCAGTATAAACAAGAGTTGCGACATTCCCGGAAACGGGTTCTAGAAGGTCGAAGTAAGTGTCCTTGGAAGCGACAACTACACCAGTAGCGGCTGCCACAGTGTACCTTTTACCATTGATATAGACTACTCCAGCAGTTAAACTCCATGCCAAGGTTGAACCATATCCTGTCCCTGTTAAGACACATCCAGAAGCAATATAGTCAAATTCGCTCTCTCTCATTCTGAGGGCTGGGTCTACTGGGTCGGCGAACTGGTCAGGGGTTGTGATTGTGTCGTTCTTAATTGTCCCGTCAGCGTTATGTGATACTTTGGCTAAAGCAACCACATTATCTGCGAACCCAGTGGTCGGCTTAATAAAAGCTACTTGCCCAGTAGTGTTGCCAACATCAGTATAACCGGGCATTACGGAGTCAATAATAATATCTCCAGCACTTAGGTGCCCCTCAAACTCTAGTTGTGTATCTGGGTCTAAGAATCCAGTGCCTAAGAGAGTCCCTGTCGTTACGATAAATTCATTAGGCCAGTTGTCTACACTATCTACATTAATTACAGTTGCTAGAGCCGCTCGATTGCTCTCAATATGGGCTAGAACAGCGTTCCCGGTTCCATCACTTGCCTTCAGATTATCGTATGTCATAAGTCCCCCTTATTTTTCCTTGAATTATAACATAAACAGAATAAAAAGAAGCCCCTAGTGGGGCTCCTCTCAAACGCTCTAGTAAAGACTAGTCGTTTTCCAAAGATGCGATGCTGTTGACTTTCTTTGTAAGAACAAATGTGTCAGAGCGGTCACGAAGTTGGATCTCAATACCACTGAATAGAGGTACATCTTCCAAAACTTTCATACCACCAGCTTTAGGGTCCATCTTAGGAGTTACGTTGATGACTGCACGCTTATCAGCGACGATCATGTAAACACCAGCGCCTAGGTAGGCATCAGGTACTTCAACGATTTTTGCTCCCTTGAACATTCCGAGGTAACCCTTCTTAGCGTCCCCGTATCCAGCATCAGAACCTGTGAAGTTGATGTCAGAACTAAGAACAGAAGCTTTCTCGAAACCTAACCAAGCAACTACGTTACCAACAGCTCCACCTCCAGTACGAACTTTGTCTATAGTCCTTGCGAACTGTAGCTTTAGATCATTTGTACCAGCGTTAGCGTCGAAGACAACTTTGTTACCAGCAGGACGGGATGCCAAGATCTTCGCAAGAGAGTAAGCATCGTGAGCAGGAACGAAAACTTCGTCAGCCTGTTGTAGAGCTACTTTCTTAGAGAATTCAGAAACAGGGATGTCCTGGATTTGAGTCCTCTGGATGCGTAGAAGCATTGACTTATTGTAAGCAAGTGTTAAAGTTTGCTCGTCAGGAACAACCAATGAAGGTGATCCAAAAGGGGCGGTTGCATGAGCTTCGTCATAAGTAGCAAGAGATCCGTTAGCGATGCTAAGAACTCTAATGCTATTTAGGCCTTCAAACTTGTAACCATTGTCGCCTAGGTATGGTGCAACCACTGAAGAAATACTTAGTGGGATGTCCATAATGTTGGCGGTTTTAGTTCCGTATGCCATATTATTTTATTCCTTATTCATTAATTTAAAATTTGAAAACCTTGCTTGAGGTTAATTGTATATTAGTTGTTGTCTTCTTCGCAATAGGGCTTGTGTTAATATGTATGATATGGAGATCCCGGTAAACTTTAAAGCAAGACACTACCAAGCAAAAGCCCTTCGAGCCCTAGAAAGAGGCGCGAAGTTAGTCGTTCTATGTTGGTCCCGTCGTGCAGGTAAAGACTTCACTTGCTTCGGCTACGCTGTTAAGAAGATGGTTGAGCAACCAATGAACGTGGTTCTAGTCTTCCCGACTAAAGAGCAGGGACGTAAAGCGTTCTGGGATAACGTTGAGAATGATGGCTTCAAGACTATTGAACACATCCCCAAAAGCTTGATTGCACGGCAGGATAACACGGAGATGAAGATAACTCTTTTAAATGGATCTACCTTCTCGCTAGTTAGTGGTGCCGATGCCGACAGCCTTCGTGGTGCGAACGGCAAACTATATATATTCTCAGAGTTCCCACTAATAGATAGCGGAGCCTATGATGTGGTCGTGCCAATCGTAGCAGTTAACGGAGGTCAGATCATAATCCAAGGTACCCCTAAAATCGACGCTATCAGCGGTGGTACGTTTAAGATATTGTTCCAGGGTGCTGAGAAGAACCCAGACCAGTATGCTTCTAGAGTTACAGCCGAAGAGTACTTGAGTCAGGAGACGCTCGACGCTCTACAGAGAGATGCCATCGCCAAGAATGGTAACGACTTCTTCTTCCGGCAAGAGTTTTTGTGTGACTGGGGTCAAGCCTCAGCAGCCACCTATTATGGTCAGATCCTCTCTAAGCTAGAAGAGGATAAAGGCATCGACCTCTACCCCTATAACCCAGCCTACCCAGCATATACAGCGTGGGACCTCGGTATGGCAGATGCCACCGCAATCACCTTCTTCCAGTTTTATAAGATTAACGGCAAGCCTACCCCTGTTATAATAGACTATTACGAAACGTCCAGCCTAGCGAATGAGGCCATTGTGAAGTTTGTCCAGTCTAAGCCATATAACATCCAGTGGAATTTCTTGCCCCACGATGGGTCCACCAGAGACTCAGATGCTATTCCGCGTATTGAGAAGATCAGAGACTTTGGACTAGTTAACTCGAGTTTACTAAGGCGTGAACCGATAGCAGACGGCATCAATCGAGCTATGGCGTGGCTCGGGAAGAGTAAGGTTAATAAGCCTACTACGATTGATCTCATTAAAAAGCTGTATTTATACTCCCGTAAGTTTAATCCATTAACAGGGGATTACACGGGACCGGAGCACAAATCTGAGTCTCACGCTGCCGACTGCACTCGATATATGTACCAAGCTATAGAGCTGGAGTTCGACCAAGAAACCTGCGAACTATATGGATCGCAGGCCGAGGAAAGCTGGAGTGAAGAGACGCTAGTACAAACTAACTTCTATTCACCCGCTTAATTAAAAGGTTCCTTTACCACCGAGAATTGATACTACAGCGGTACCAGTAACAGCTCCAGGAGCCATCACACGAACTCTTGAGAGTCCGGATACGTCAGCGCGGAAGATGCTTTGAACAGTAGTTGGGATAGTTGCAGAAGCAACCCCATCCACTAGCTTCTTGAATACAGTCGCGTCAGTAATAGTTAACCAGTTAGTATTATCAACTGTCCCTTGTAAAACCAAACCACCAACAGCGGTATAAGTTCCGGTGACTTGGATAGCTATTGTATCCCCCTCACCACCTAGAGCGAGCTCTACTGCAGATCCAGTAGTAGCTACGCCCGCAGGCACTAGGTTCTGAGTAGTAATGTTACCCGAAGCGTTAGTCGCGAGTGCCATTGTTACTTTTTACCCTTCTCTTCGTTAGCTTCAGAGCTAGTAGCCTTAACTTCTTCAGGAGCAGATGCAGGAACCTTCGCAGGCTCTTCTCCATCGTTTTCCTTCTGCTCACCTAGAACGTCAAACCCTGGGTGCAGTTGGCTTTCACTAGTAGCTTTTTTTGCAGCCTTACTAGTATCGTTAGTAAGTTCATTGCTATCTACTTTGACTTCTTTTTGTTCCTTAACTTCGGCCTTGTGATTAGCTTTAGCAGTCTCACGGGCATCTTCAGCGATCTCATCGCGAGTTGGAGCATCAGCAATAGTGCTCTCTTCTCGCTCTTTTTTAACGTTGATTTCAGCCTGTTCTTGACCCTGCTTAATAGCGTCTTCAGTTGTGTAATCTTTTCTTTGTACTTGTGTCATAATGCTATATCTCCTTAGCGTCGTTAATGTACGACTACTAATATCTTAGCACTACCGCTTTACTTTTTGCTAGACGCTGGCTCTGCTTTTTCTGGAGCTTTTTCAGGTTCTACAGGGGTAGGTTCTTCAACCTTTGGAGCCTCTTCTTTTACCGGCTCTTCTTCTTCAGCCTCTAGAGCTCGGATTTCGTCTTGGTAGGCACGTTCGAATGAAGCATCGTCCTGATTGATCTCTGGTTGTCCGTTGCTAGGGGTGTTGTTATCAGAGATGTAACGGAGCATATCTGGTTCGCCTAGGAGGTCAGTAGCAATCCCGTATCTAGCAGCAACCATCTGCTGTAGCTCTGGGCTCTTCTTAATCTTATTAAGCTCAACTACGATCTCTGGAGCTAGTCTCCATCCTCGGTCTTGCCCTTGGTTAACGTTTGGTCCACGATCACTCGAACCCCAGAAAGCCGCTATGTGTGGCTCTGAAACACATTCTCTTACTTCACCGCTGTATATATTTTTAAATTTAATCATAATATTTTCTCCTTATTTAGTTACCTTCGTAGTGTTCCTTGGCTGCTTTGGCCCATTCCTTCTCCTCCGCGTCCATTGTCTCCGTCTTTCCGCCGGAGAATATATCCTCGCGGTCAGAACGGGTTTGTTTTTTGACGACCTCTTTTTGTTTCTCTTCCTGTTGAACGGCCTCTGGTGTAGGAGCAGGCGGTTGAGCGGCAGCCTGTCTAGCTTCAAAAGCTTCTTGATGCCCAGAAAGTGCAATATCTGCAAATCTCTCTAAAGATTGCGGAGCTCTAGTTATAATACCACTCTCTTCGTTTTTTTCTAAAGTCTCTGCATAAGTGTCCCAAAGCATCTTCCCGAGCTCAGGCTTCTCTTTAAGGAGTGCACCATACTTAGTTAAAACGTTATCAGCTTGATCTTTAATAGATAGCTGGACATCGGCTATCTGCTCAATTTGTTTCTCAACGTCTTCTACCTTCTTATCGGCGTCCATTCTCCACTGGAGGAAATAGGCTGTAGCTTCTTGGGCAGTGAAAGGCTCTCCGGTGTTCGGGTTAATTATCTTGAGTAGATCTTCAGGGGCGTTAATAGGGTCACCATCTTTGTCTAGTAGCTGAGGCGCAGCGTCTTTAAACATCTCATTTCGGATGTCCTCTTTCATGGCCTTCTGGTCTTCTATGATTTCCCTTTGGATAGCACGCTGGTCACGAACTGTAGTATCCTGCGGGGTAGGTTCAGGAGTTGCTTCTGGGGCGAGTTCGCCTTCTGGTGGAGTAACCGCTTCTGCTCCTCCTTCAGCTGGCGTCTTAGAATCTTCTTGAACTTTCGGAGCTTCATTTGGCTTTGCCTCCTCTTTAATACCTACTTCACTTTTAAAATCTTGTGCAGCCTGCTCCCACTCTTGGTCGTCTTGAGACGGAGCCTCTGGGGTTACTACTGGTTCTGCTACTACTTGCTGATCGTCTGGTGCCATAATATTAACCTTTCTTTAAACTTGCTTCTTCTATTGCGACCTGCACCTGGGACTGAACTGCCACCAGAATGTTTGATGCAATCTGGTGTGCTAGTATCTGTTCCTTGATGTCTTTTTTTAGGTCGAAAGCATTGAAGTCTCTGTAAAGGGCGATAATAGATTCGTCTAAGATTGCCTTAACTTTCACAAGCGCTGGGAGGTCTTTCTCGTTTTGAGCATTGACGATATCCAAAGGTACACCTTGCTTAGATGAGCGATAATCAAATTCTTCGTCGTTTGGTCCCATAGTTATAATCTTTGCATTGCTATTTATTCTCAATATAGCTTATGTTATTTAAGAAAGTCAAACATTTAGTTTTACACCATTGGCTGCATAGGTGGAGTAACAGGGATGGCAGGCTGTTCCGGAGCAGTATATTCTGGGACTGCTTTCTCAAGCATGATGTCCTCGAGTTCACCAATCTTAGCCTGTTTAGCGACATCTTCTGGTGCTGCAGTCTGAGACATAACAGTGTGCATATCTTGAAGGTCAGCTCGCTTTTTCTCTTCCATTTCGTCTTTACCAACACTGAGCTCAATCTCAACAGTCCAGTCTTGGATACTTTCGTAAAGCTCATCCCAGTTAATAGTGATCTTATTATCGTCACCAATAGTAGGTACGAACTCAGTCATTGTCTGGCCAGTAGGGTCAACTTCAAGGTTTGGTTCTGGTACGAAGTTGGACTCTGAGAAGCGGTTAATGGCGTTTTTGCAGTCGTCGTCGACTATAAGTTCGTCTTCGCCCTCTTGCTCGCAGATATAAGTGTCGAGAGCGACTAGGGCGTATTGCCTTAAGAAGTTCTCCATTATGTTAGTAACTTGGTTTGTGGCGACATCTGTAGCCTTCTCTTGCATCCTTACTCCTGGGCCAGTCTTAGAATACCCAAATGCATTAGAGTTCCCGTTCAGAGCCCCAGATGGGGTACCCATCATGTTCTGGATCTGAGAAGAGAACTGTTGAGCAAATGGTACGAATTGAGCTAGAGCTCCGTTATCAAGCTGGACAAGCTCGGCTTTAGCATTTTGGTCAAGTGTAATCCATTTAGCATTCTGCTTAAGCTGAATAGGAGCCGTGAATCTACCACGCTGTAACACCGGTGGAGCGCTGTTCAAGAGTAACATCGAAGCGATGTTCTGCAGATAAACGTTCATCATATTCTGCATTGGAGAAGCCAGGCGGACTCTAGAAGTTCCGTATGGGCTCAAAGATGCCGGATCAATCACTAAGAATAAGACTCTAGGGTAGCCATACTTAGACTTATTCTCAATGACTCTGAGTGGTTCGTCCATAATCTGCGGACAGAAAGTAATGAACTTCCCACCTTTGCCAGTTTCATACCTGGTAACAAATTGGTAGGTGCTGGAGTTTGCCGCAGCAGCATTCTTATTCTTGGCACTAGACTGGTAGATAGAGTAATTCTTGCCGTCTGGTTGCATATCTAGGAGCTCATCTAGCTTAGGAGTATTCCAGCTAGTATCCGGATTTAGCTTCGCCGCATCGCGGATCTTACGAACTCGAGACTTAGGCAGGTTAGCGACAACATAGAAGAATCCAGCTTCGTAAGCGTCTGTTATGCCGGACTCTGGGTCTACATCGTCGTAGTGCAAACCTTTCATACTAGTCCCGTGATCGCCACGCATCTGCTTATTTGCCACCATAAATGGTGCATAGCCGTGAGTTAGAGCTTCTTCAGCTCCGACCTGCATGGTAGACAAGAGCCCTTTACCGAAGGTATCTTCGTTGAAAACAGCTCTTCTAAGTAAGTAAGAACAAATCTGAGCTGGGATGCTGTTCTTGGTCCCGTTAACAGTTTTCTTCTCAGATTCAAAACATGATGGGTACCCCATCTGGAGCTCTGAACGGGAACTCTAATGCCTTTGGCTACTCAAAGACTGGCCCAGGTGTAAGGATGCAGGAGAAGGCTACAGACGTTGCCACAAACCAGGTTACTAATATAATGGAGAACTTCTTAAGGCAATACGCTCTAGTTGCTCTCGACACTTACATATGCGAGCAAGAGGGCGAAGACGAACTTATAGTCGACGACGACTGCAAAAACGCTATTAACCGCTTCTCAGAGTCCAACTTCGTACCAGAACCAAACCTTGAAGTTGACCCTACTGGCCAGACAATGACTGAGTTCGTACCTACTATTGGTGACGATAATAAGATCACTATTAACT